GATAAACAAATGATAAACAACCTGGTATATTAGTATTAGAAGATACACCTGGTCCAATTTTTTTTTCTTCCTCCATTAAATAAGGTATTTTCATAAATAAAACAAAACTTAATAAACCTGTATGTTTGTGTAAAGGATTAAACTCATGTTTCTTTTGAAAATTGACCCAAAAATTTGCAAGGCATAAGGGCATAGCATTTGTAAGCACATGATATTCTTCTAAATATTTTGTTAAGTAGGAGCTGTCTTTAATTTGACTAATTAAAAAATTTTCAAACTTCGATATGTATTTATGTAAAGAATATTCCTCTTTTATGTTGCCTGCAAGTTCAGAATTCCATTGTGTACTCTTATCATCTATACATTTCATCAGATCATTATAAACATCATCTGGTATATTAAAATAGTGAATTATATCATTCATTACGAAATACTACTATCATTAAAGCTTTAACATATCCAATCTTTTTAGGATCATCTTCTGTACCATCATCATGCCCAAATCTAAAACCTCGTACAGGTTTTTTTAAAAATCTAACTTCACAATTTGGATTATGATAAATATGATCGTGAAAGTATTTTGTATGCGTAGCTGCTGGTAATAAAAACACACCAGTAAAGTTTTTAGTGTGATAAGCTTTCTCTATAAACTTTGGAATTTTACTATCGAACAAAGGATGTATATAAGCAATTTCGCCAGACCAATCTTTATCTAAGCAGCTGTTTTCAATTGTATAATATTTAGGCAACAAATGATTTTTATCTGATGCGCAGCAATCAACAGTAAAGTTAAATTCTTTTGTTAAATCGGCCCATATATCTTTAGGTGTTCTCAACCATTTCATTTCATTTGCAGAAAAAGTTAAATTTGCTTTTCTGTATTTTTGATCTTTTTTTTGTACCATGATACATTTCTCCCATTATCAAGACACCATTGATAATGATTATCTAATATTATTGAAAGTTTGGTTCTATTTTCCGCTGTCATCTTTTAAGTGTTGTATTTCTAAATCACAATAATGTTTAATCTTATTTAAATCTTCAATTGATTTACCTTTAGTTAAATATCTACAAACATATTTTATAACATTTGCTTGAAAAGGATTAAGGCCATTCTTTCTTATAAATGTCCAGGGCTGAATAAAAAAATTTTTTCGGTAATGTGAACCTCCGACTTGCTTGCCATCTGGAAATGTTTCGTCAAATATATCTTTACTTGTCATTTTTTTCTTGGACATAAATTAAATAGTCTGCACCTATTGGGTAGTTAAACTTATAGTCTGTTCTTAACAAATGTAAAGTTTTTCTTGCTCTAGTTGCACCTGTATACCAAACTCTTCTTTCATCACTTTTTTCTTGTTTATTTTTATGAGAGTAATCAGATGGAAAATTTCCCTTACTATATAATACAACATGATTAGCTTCTCCACCTTTAACAGAGTGTATTGTATCAATTGTAATTAATGGATCTTTGTCTAATTCTTTTTGGCCATATCTTCTAAGTAATCTAATAAAATGTCTAACTTGTCTTGGTTTAAAATTTCTTCTTAATATCCAGTACCAAGGTTTCTTAGAATCTTCATTGTTTAATTCTAAACCACACCATTCTTTAAGATCAGTAAAATTATATTGTTTAAAATCTGGTTCAGCTCTCCAAAATTTATCTAATCTAAAATTAGGGTCTGCAAGTTCTCTAATAAATTTATACATATTTCTTGCTTGTTTCTTATCTATCTTTTTATTATTTGTAATTGCAGTCCAAGCTTTGATAGCTTCCCATTGTTTTTCATCAAAACATTTATTGTCTCTATTATCTTTGTAATATAATCCTGCATCCTTAGCTAACATTCTAAGTTCATTAACTGTTTCAGTAATTCTGCCAAGTATGTACCAATCCTCTTTTAAATTTTCAAAAGGTATTTCTTTAAATGATAAATAACTTTTAACATAACCTGCACTCTTACCTGGTAGGTATTCTTTCTCTTCACTATCTCTTATACCTCTTCTTATAACTTGAGAGAATTTGTAGATGGCCTCACCAAATCTTTGAGTCTTTCTTAATTTAACTTTTCGACCTGGAAAAAATTTTGTAAAGTATTTTGGGTCTGCACCATTCCATCTATAAATACCTTGATCGTCATCTCCTGCTAAATAAACTCTTTCTGATTTCATAGCCATTTTGTAAATGACAGACCATTGTAGAGGAGTACAATCTTGAGCTTCATCTAATATTAAAACTTTAAGCCTTGGAAATTCTACTTCTTTTATAGTTCTTTCAATCATATCATCAAAATCAATAAATGATCTTTCACCACCTCCTTGTTTATAGTGTTCATAAGTAGATATCTTTCTATTAAAAACTGTGAGTGAATCTTTCTTGTAAGATTCTTTTTTATAAACTTCTTCTGGATTCATTAATAAATTTCTTGCCTTACTATAAATTCCAAGTGACCAATCCTTAAATGTAAACGTATCATCTGCTAATCTTTTATCAGACGTTTTAATAATTTTAGTTTGTAATGCAAAATCTATTGCACAATGCTTAGGATCAAATACTTCTTCCTGAAAATATCTTCTACAATAGGTGTGTAATGTTTTAAATCTAAGAAAATCCTCTGATGAATAATTTGGAAAAGAATCCATGGCTCTTTTGACTGCAGTATTAACAGCTTTGTTTGTAAACGATAGATATGCAATATCAGATGGCTGCATACCTTTTCTTAAATAATTTTTTAAAACTCTTTCGATTAATGTATAAGTTTTGCCAGTGCCTGGTGGTCCAAAGATTTTAATAGTTTTTCTATATAAATCTTCAAGAATCTTAAGTTCTGAATTTTCCTGTGTGGAATTCATCATCCATTTCCGATGGTTCGTTTTTCTTTTTAGTTGGTTCAGTAGCAGCTGGCTTATAATCTACAAACTTAGGCATTGTAACATACCATACATTTTTCTCTCCACTACCTGGATGGTAATCTAATCGTTCACATCCCAGAAGATTAAATGCTTCATTAGCTGATCTAAACACTTTATTCTTACCTAAAAAATTTTCAAATGTTATTCTTTTAAAATAACAGATATTTGTTTCAGAGTCTAACACTACATAATTATCTTTTAGCTTTTTAAAATCATCTTCTTCAATATGATTTTCAAAAAACTTTTTAAGAAAGCTATACCTTTGTTCACCAACATTATCTTCAAATTTCATCTGCTCATTCTCTACAGCTTTCTTAACAATAGTAGACATCAACATTTCAAAAGGTGAGGGACCAGACCTTGGTCTAGGTAATGTCATCCAAAATATTCCATACTTTAATAATTTTACTCTCCACGATTTTTCATCTTTCATATCTTCTGGATTGACAACAATCTTTTCTCCTTGAAAAGAAAAAGTAAATTCTATTGTAGTTGGAGTCCTTATAAACTCAACATTATCAAAATCATCTATTAAATCTGGGACTTGGCTACCTATACCAAGCTTTCTAAACTTACATAAATCTTTGTTACATATAGGTGTTATTGCACCAAACTTAGGTGGACATTTATAATTATAATCTTTTTTAGTTACAGATTTTGCTACAGAGTTTTTAACTTCATTTACATCTAAAGGTGTTACAAATATCTGTTGATTTCTTTGTGCAAGAATATTTGTCATCTCTTCAATATTAATCTTACCATCTCTTTTTTTCATTTCTAAGACACCAACATTATAGAGCAAATCATTTCTATGGTTCCCTGACCATTTATCCATAATCATTTTTTGTATGCATGGTGGGTAATGTTTCCAATCCTCTTCTGGTTCATATTCTTTAACTTTAATATTTGAGAGTTGTTCAATTGTTACAGTTTTATTTTTAATTAAATCTAAAAATCCACCAATCATAATAGGTGTATTATTTTCGTTATATGCAAATTCAGTTGTAGCATTCATGTTAAAGTATGGCATGTTCATACATTTGTTCATTGGAAATACTTCTAATGCTTGAAAGAAATTCTTATTCCATTCATACAATTTTTTTAAAACATCTTTAACGGGGCTCCAATCATTAAGAAATAAAAATAAATGCAGGCCACCAGATTTTGATCTAACTGGTATCAACGGCAGCTGATTATCTCTAAGAATATCTATTACTTTTTTTTGTGAATAATCTTTATAACTTTGTGGGTCTATATCTATACAACCCCATTTACATAAGTCATCTTTTTCAGGTTTGATTCCAATCCTTTGTTTACCATCCAAATGATCTTTCCATAATTTAAGAGTCACTGGTTCGTGGACCGTGTATGTTTCCACTTGAACCTTTCCTCGTTCATCTACCTCTCCTGTAGAAGAGGTAGTTATGAACAAGTCACTATTACCCTCAAATATTTTTAAGAGATGCTCCTCCATAATAATTAAAACGGAACGTCTGCTTTATTTCCAGTATTTCCAGAAGATTGATTATCATCGTCAAAGTTAACTTTACCAAAAATATCACTCTTCATTGCACTTTCGTAGAAGCCTCTTGTGGTTTCAAGAGTTTTTAAGTTTTCATTAGCACTTAAAAATTTCTTAAAATCTATTACCCAACCATACCAAGAATTTTGTGAATTAGATTCTTTAGTGGTAGATAACTTATACACAGTCGACCAAGATGGTGGATTATACATTCCCTTACTACCTTGTGCTCTTCTAGACATAATCATAGAATTCCATGTCTTTGATTTTTTTTTCTGTGTAGACTTCATTGTAATCAAAGCTTGTTCCATTGGATTTAAATTTTCATCCAGTATGTAAACAAAATGATTACCTGTGTCCTCAACATAGTTACCGTTTTCAAGTCTATCTTTATTGTCGGCACCTCTTGTTGTTTTACTCATTATTGCAGCATCTGTATGTATACCAACAGGTCTGCCTGGGCTATCTCCTTTATCTTTCCATTCATTGAATGTATTTATGTAAAGACAAGGGACTACAAGTAACCCATCTCTACCTTTCCAAACTTTACCTGATGTCTCACTCCATATGTCACCCTGTTTAGCAGTTTCAACATACTTACCATCAGTATCATCTAATACTGGTGAGTTCGCATAAAGTATTTTTAAGATTGGTAGTTTTTGATCACGAGCTGTAACATACTCCTGACCCTGTCCAGCCATTTGCTCTAAGTTAATAGCAGCTGGCAGATTTGTTTCTTTTTTCGTCATTGCTTTTTCTTTTTCCATTTTTACTCCTTCGTGGTTATTTTAGTTTTATTTGCAACGTAGGTTCCAAACAATTCAGCAGGAACATTCTTACCTAAGTCTTGTATTTGTTCTCTAACAAATCCTCTTAAACTACTTGGGTGAACGGTTGTTTTCTGCTTTACTGGTAGACCTTTTGCCTTCAGCTCTTCTATAATTGATTTAGCTTCATTATCTTGTTTCATGCCAAATTCTAGAGAGACTTGATTTTTAATTAAATCTCCATGTCCATTGTCACGCAACCATGCGAAAGCTTCTTCACTTTTAGATGCTGGTATTCTTGCAGAGTAGAATGGTTTTACTTCAACGGAAACTCCGCCTTCAAGTTTAATTAACTCTACACCTGCTTGTTGCATTAAGTTTGGAATTGTTTGCTCAGAAAGAGTAGTCTCAACATCTTTTAACTTTTTTAGTTCTTCTTCAGCCGTTGCTATTTTTTTCTGAGTTTCCAATAACTTTTTGCAAGAATCGGTAATGTTCATTGACATTGCCAAGTCTATCTTTACGATAGATTCTGCCTCTAAGTCCATAAGAACCTCCTTGTGGAGGTAGATATATTATTTAATTGAATTATGCAAATAAATAAAATAAATAATTCTCAGTGTATAATTATAAGACAGAACCATTTAAACACCAAAGACAAGCATTATTAGAAGGAGCAAAATACCTTAACTTTGCTTATTTTATGGAGATGGGAACTGGTAAGACTAAAGTTGCAATTGATAATGCAGCTTATTTATTTCAAGAAGAAAAAATTAATTTTGTTTTTGTTATAGCTCCTAATTCTGTTTATAGAAATTGGTTAAAAGAAATAGATTTTCATTGTCCAGAAAAAACTAATATTTATATTTGGAAAGTTACTAAAGATAAAACATTTAAATTAGACCCAAATAAATTAACATTTGTTTTAATGAATGTAGAGGCATTATCTCATGCATCAGGTAAGAAATGGCTTGAATATAAATTACTGAAACATGGAATGAGAAGTATGGTCATAGTAGATGAAAGCACAACAATTAAAAATTTAAAAGCATCAAGAACAAAAACAATAGTAAAACTTGGTAAATTAGCTAAGTATAAAAGAATACTTACTGGCTCTCCTGTTACTAAATCACCATTAGATTTATTTTCTCAATGTGCTTTTTTAGATAAAAAATTATTAGGGTATGATAACTTTACTGTGTTTAAAGCTAGATATGCAGTTATGTTTAATATTGAAAAGGGTGGTTATCAAATACAAATTCCTAAGTATTATGTAAATTTAGATGAACTTGAATATAAATTAAAAAATTTTTCATTTAGAGTTAGAAAAAAAGAATGCTTAGATATACCAGATAAAATGTATGTACAAAGATATATCGAATTATCACCAGAACAAAACAAAGCTTACCAAGAATTAAAAATATTAGCGATGGCTAAAATACAGGATGAAAAGGTTTCTTTTAATAATAAACTTACAGAATTGCTAAAACTACAACAAGTCACAAATGGTTTTGTAAAAACAAATGATGATAAAATTGTAGATTTTAAGAGTAATCCTAAATTAAATGAACTTATGAATATCTTGGAGGAGACTGATGACAAGTGTATAATATGGGCAAATTATGTACATAACATCGAAATGATTAAAAAAAAATTAAGGGAAACGTATGGCTCAGACTCAGTGGTTTCAATATACGGAAAAGATTCTGTCGAAGTTCGTAACACAGCTGTTGAAAGTTTTCAGAATAATGACAGATGTCGCTTCATCGTTGGTAATCCTACCGTTGGTGGTTATGGTCTTACCCTTACTGCTGCTAGGCATGTTATATATTTTAGCAATTCTTATAATTTGGAAGTCCGTTGGCAAAGCGAAGATCGTGCTCACAGGCATGGTCAAACTGGTCAAGTCACAATTATAGATATTATAGCAAGAGATACAATCGATGAAATGGTTCTTAATTCCTTAGAAAATAAAATAGAATTATCTGCTAAGACTCTTGGGGAGCAGGTTCAAAAGTGGTTATAATTTTTTCTTTAAGATGAAACAAGCTATATGCCTGCCAGTTCCTTTGCCTTGAGATTTATCCTCTGTCGCTAACCATTTAACATCCCCTAAATTTCTTATCTCAGCTCCAGCCTTAATCATCATTAATATCCATTTGTCTATTGGGTAAACAAGAACAACTTCTTTACCTTTTTCATTTTCTGCTATGGCTTTTCTAACCCAGGCAGTGGGGCCCTTCTTTTTTCCTTCATGTATAATAGAACCAAACGGTGGGTTAACATAGTTTGATTTACCCCACTCATTTGTAAGTCCATCAAAATCTTCTGGTTTAGGATAAGGGCATGGATCAAAGTCAAAATTAAATTCATCATTTAATTCTTTCATTAAATCATCTGGAGTTAGCCAGTAGTGTTTTCCATCTTGGCCATTACCTTTATGAAATTTGTTATCTTTTGGGTGTTTTTTTTTCATGATATCTATTAACTCTTTCTATCCATTAAATTCCACATTGGCCCTCGCAATCATTTTCAAATAAATTTAATTGATCGTCTTTAGACTCTTCAAAATTTACTTCATTAATAGGTTTACCGCTTCGATGTAAATATAAATTATCTTTTACTTTTCCCCATCCCTCTCTAATTTTTTTGTCAAACTCTACAACTTCTTCCCATTCATTTTTATCTTCCTTTATATACTTCCATTCATCATTAGAGTGAAATGGGCAAAATGTACATGCTGAACGAGGGGGTTTGGGATATTTATTTTTTTTCATCCAATCTAAACAATCTAGTCGACTCATTTTTAAATCTACTAATGGGTAGGTATAAGTTAAATATTTTTTAGGAGCAGTTCTCATTCTAGATACTTCATCAGAAGATATACCAAATAGTTGCGTAACGTGAGAATCTTTAGGCACTCTTTTTTTATATCCTACACCTAACAATCTTCTAATTTCTTTAATTAAGGGAGCTATTTTGTAGTCTTGTGTGCATTGGCGCATCATCATCCCTTTCTTACCAGTCTCTTTATTTCTAGTAAAAAAAGGAGACATTGCTACTCTGGTGTTATTATTAATAGCATCAATAGTATCTTGTTTTAAATTACCTTTAGAAACTCTATAAATAGGATAAGATAATTGTTTTTCTAACCAGTCTAAATGAGAGTACACCCTTTTTGGCTCTGCCATTGTGTCAGAAAATATTGCTGCTTGAACCATAGGAACTTCACCTTTTTCAATCATTAAAGCTAATGTTGTGCTTTGGACACCTGCACCTAAACTTAAAATTCTTAAATTATTTTTGTTCATGAAATATTTTAACTCTCTCCATCCATTTAGTTTCATATTCTTTTAATTTTTCTTTATTCATTTTAAATTCTTGATACAAATAATCTTTTGTGCAAACACAAATAAGGCCTTGTGTTATAGGACCATATTGTTTTTTATGTGCTAATGAATATGCTGCTATTTGGTAATAATAATCTTCAACATATTCCTCTCTTTTAATTTTATTACTTTGTTTAAAATCTATAATTGTGGGTTGTTCATCATAAACTCCCACTACATCAGTAGCTCCTGCCCATAAATCCTCATATGCAAGACTAACTTCATTACCATATACTATTTTAAGCTTATCTAGATTTTTTACAATTTCATGTGCCATTAGACGTGGCTGAGCCCCCTCTGGAGAGAGATTTAGGTATCCACGGCCATCTATGTAGTTTTCTAGTACATAGTGCATCTCCGTCCCTCTGAGAGCCGCCTGAGAGGTGATTCTGGCTGCCTCTTGATATCCTACTCTTTCTCGCCATGCATCTAATCCCGCTTTCTTATCTTCAGACTGGGTAGCCGATAAAATGTTTGTAACACTTGGTAATTTTTTGTCACCTACATTGTAGTGCCGTGAGCCGAGGTC